ATTTCACTCATCAACGGGCGGTACCACCGTTACGATTCGCGTGAAACTTGGATCAACGACGATTCTAACGGCAACGGGTTCAAGTGGAACGGATACAAATGCTGGAATCATCATGGATACCGTGATCACTTGCCGAACAACTGGTGCAACCGGAACAGTCGCAGGTCAGGGCGTTTACACCGAAATCGGTACCTCACCAAATTTTCGACAAATGACTAACACGGCTCCAGTGACTGTGGACACCACTACATCGCAAGCAATCACCGTGACCGCACAATGGGGTGCGGCATCGGCAACGCGAACGATTACCGTGACAAATTTAAGCGTACAGGTTTTAAACTAAGGAGAAAATATGGCAGACCAAATTGAAGTACAAGGCGAGAGCGTAATTATTACAACACAGACCACAGTGTCAAAAGAGGGATATCTGATTGAGCGTCAATATGAGCTTGCGAACCTTCAGAATCAGGAACGTGTAATCGAGGCTGAAATTGCAAGAATTCAAGCAGTCATCGATCAACTTGTTCAAGGAGAATAAGCGTGAGATCAAATACTGTTCAACTTTCATTCTCACCAAACGCGACAATGACGGGCACTGCGGTGTTGACATCGGCACCCGTAACTCTTGACCAGATTTACGGTTTCGCCATTCAAGCTTTCTGGACTGGTACACCTACTGGTACGCTGAAGCTTCAAGTGTCATGCGACGCGCCTGTAGGCACCACACAAACTTCTAACGGTGGACCTGATTCCATCACCAATTGGACTGATCTTGCAAGCTCGTCTCAAGCGGTGGGTGGCATCAATTCATACGTTTGGAACATTAACGGATCATTCTACCGATACGTTCGCGTGGTGTACACAAACGCAACTGGAACAGGATCTCTGAACGCACAAATTTGTTTGAAAGGCGTATGAGCAAATGGATGAGCAGCGACTTAATCGAATGGAAGACAAGATCGACCGAATAGGTGGTGAGGTAAGCGAAGTGAACATCCACATCGCTGAGATCAAAAAGGACCTCCGCTACCACATCAAGCGCACAGACCTGCTCGAGGCTGAAGTTAAGCCAATTAAGAAGCACGTCATCATGGTGTCTGGTGTGATGAAGTTTTTCGGTTTGGTGTCTTTCCTGCTCGCCCTTATTGAAGGTATCTTAACAATGTTAGAACATTTTAACAAATGAGTCGTCAAATCAACACCGCTGGCAAGGAACTGATCAAGCATTTCGAGGGATGCCGTTTAAAAGCCTATAAGGACATTGTAGGCGTTCTGACCATTGGCTATGGTCATACAGGCAAAGACGTGCGAGAAGGGCTAGAAATCGATTCTGGAGCGGCTAATGCCCTTTTAGAGAAGGACCTTCAGAAGTTCTGTCATGGAGTGGAAGACCTAGTAAAAGTGTCAATTACTGACAATCAATTTGCCGCTCTAGTGGCGTTTGCTTACAACATTGGACTCAATGCTTTGTCTGGGTCCACCCTGCTCAAGAAGCTCAATGCAGGCGATCTGCAAGGAGCTTCTGAGCAGTTTCTACGGTGGGATAAAGCAGGCGGTAAGCCAGTCGCTGGTCTTACGCGTAGACGTACCGCTGAAAAGAACCTGTTTTTAACGGCGGTTTAATAGCTGAGAGAACAGCGCAAGCGCGATAATTGGTACAAATAAGGCCGATGCAATAAGGAATAGTAGTTTTTTCAAAATCATTTATCCATGTTTTAATTGTTTCAAATAGAACATTTATTGGCAATTTTTAGATTTAATTGTTTCATTTAGAGCAGTCGCCATCACCCCACCTTTCAACGCTTTTTTTTTTCTTAAGTTATCTAAAAACTCACCTGCTTCATCAAATCCATCACCGTACAAAGTCTCTAAAGCAATCCGATAGCCTTCTTCAATGCCTTCTTCCTTGGTTTCTTCAATCAATTTAAAAAACGCTTCTCTGTTAAAAATAATCTTATCGTCCATAACTTTCCCAAAATATTTATTCATAATCTTCCGCAAGTGATTCAAGCTTTTCAAGCTCGTTTTGAAGCTCAAGAATACGTTCTTCATCAAGCTCATCTTGAGGATCTGGACCCTTAGCTTTACTCAAAAGTTTGTGAATGTAGTTGATACGTGCCATGTTACTTATGTATTTCATTTTGATCTCCTGATAAAGTTTTAACATACAAATTTAAATATTACAATACACCGTATAATGAATAAAGCTATTTTTTAACACTAAGGGGATCATTTTTCTCTTGACAAAAATAAATTGATTTTTCTATTGACATAAAGACTTTTGTATGATAAAATATTTAAGTATTTATAATTAAAGAGTAATTATGATACTTTAGATCGTTTCTTGATTGATACCGTTAAGGTAAAGTAATTACTCTTTTTCAATCTTCAACTTTTAAAGGGTTTTTATGTATATTTTAATTTTTCTTTTGTTTTTTTCTTTATTTATTAATATCTTTTTAGGTTTAAATTCTTTAGAGAAACAAAAATCTTATAAAGAATATAAAAAAGAAATGGAAGCTAAAGCTATTAAAGATATTTTTGTAGAAGATAAAGATGTTTTTTATAAAATTACAAACTTAGAAACATTTATTAATTACAATAATTCTAATTTTTGGCTTTATAACGAGTTAGATCAAATTATTTTAGAAGGAACATGTTCAAAAACAAATAAAGTATTCAGAAAAAAATATGAGTTTGACATTTATGGTGAACAAGTAGTACAAAGATTATGTAACGAAATAATTTCTTTAAAAAGAAAGGCAGAAAATGAACATGGGAAGAATGGCAGAACTAGCAGCAGAACTCGAGGAACAAAAACAAAAAGAACAGCTTCCTGACCTTTGCGGTGAATGTTGGGAAGAAATTGAATATTGTTTTTGCGAGGTAATTGAATAAATGAAACTGAAAAGAAACATCAATCCAGTGGCGCACCTTTCCGTCCTTGTCGTGTTGGTGTGTTCTTTTCGGTTTTTGCTTGATGGGATCAGTGTGACAATCTTCGGTCATTCCCTTTCCGTAGGTCACACTGACCCATTAGCTTACAGCTCCCTACTAGCACCACTCCTCGGTGCTCATGGTTACATCCACACCCGAGTGAAAAATGAACCCAATGAATAAAAAAATTATTATCGCAATTTTAGCTATTGGTGTTTTGGTGTATATACCAAGCAAACACGAAACAAAAATTGAAAAGCTGGACACGATTGAAAAGAAAATTGAGATCCTCGAACAGATTAAAAAAACAAAAACCCACAAAGTCTCGGTGATGGAAATTAAACCTGATGGTTCAAAAAAGATCACGGTGACCGAAGACACAAAAACCGACACCGAAGCGCAAAGCATTTCCAAAGACGATACGCACGTACAGAAATCAATCAGCGTCAAAACTGGAGCTACTCGAGCGTCGGTGTTGATTGGATGGGATTTTAACAGCACGCAAATGACCTATGGTGCCTCTATCAGCAAAAACATTTTGGGACCTGTATCGATCGGTGCATGGGGTCTAACGAATAAGACACTAGGCGTGAGTTTTGGAATCGACTTATGAAAATCAACGATAAAAAATACTGGAAAGAAGAAGACTTCGAAGTGTTCCGATCTTTTCCTGTGTCGTCTTTTCGAGGCACTAAAAACCTTGGACCTTGGGACGGCTTACAGAAAAAACTTGTCGAAGAGTTTGGTCTGGAAAAAGCAAAAGATATTTATGGCAGGCTCTATCTTCGTCGCGAAGAATATGAAAAGATGGAGAGGTACGTCAGGAAATGGGTTGATAAATACCATCCAGACATGAGCAAAAAAGGCAAAGAAATGGCAATTGGAATGTACACATTGCAATACGCTCCTTGCAGTTTTTATCAGAATCCTGAATGGACCAAAAAAGGCGTATTTTACTTAAAACGAAAGGGAATAAAATGAACGAATTAATGCAGTCACTTAAAAACTACATCGATGACGTGCAGAAGCTACTGCCGACAACGAAGACGCTAACTTTTGCTGAGTCAGAGCGCAGAGCAGGCGAATTCTTGAACGCTATGGCGTACCTCACCGACGCAAAGCACACGTTGAACCAAGACAAGATCAAACTCATGTCGGTACAGACCGCTGTGTATGCAGAACTCTTGGCTAACGGTAACCTGAAGACCGTCACCGAGAACAAAGTGCAGGCAGAAGCAGCACCGTCGTACATGACCGCACGAGAAGATTACGAAAACGTCGAGAACGACATCAGCTATCTCAAGACGTATTACGACATTTTTAACAACGCACACATTTTCTATCGCAACATGGCAAAAGGAGAAAACGCATGAAATTCGACATGTCTGGAATCGCAGAAAGTATCAAGAAAGAATTCAAAGACAATCCGAAGATGGCCAAACGCATTGGTGTTGGGTCAAACTTGTCGGCTCTCGAACGTAGTGACTACCTCATCATGCCTGAGTGGTGGGAGCAATGCACAGGCGTTCCCGGTCTTCCTTTTGGACGCTTAGTGATGCTTGCAGGTGATAGTGACACTGGTAAAACATCAGCAGCCATTCAAGCGATGAAGGCTGCACAAGAACAAGGAATCGGAGTAATCTATGTTGAAACTGAAGGCAAAACTACAAAATCGGATCTTATCAATTGGGGCGTGGACGTTGATCAAGTTATACTCGTTCAGTCTTCAATCGCAGAGGAGGCTTTTGAGCTATTGTTCACAGCATGGGATAAGTTTAAGGACAAATATCCTACTGAGAAGTTGCTCGTCGTTTTTGACAGCATTGGAAACGTGGTGTCTCTACGCGACTCACAAATCGATCTTACGGAACAGGACTCTAAACCGGGAGGAAAAGGAAAGATCAACCGCCTTGCAATTAATAAAATGATTGCGAAGAAAGATGAAGATCAAGCCGCGATCTTGATCATCAACTACACCTACGACAACATCGGATCGCCCGGCAAGACAAACGCAGGTGGTAAAGCGGTTAACTTCTTCAGCTCGCTCACTTTCCAAACCTCGCGAAAAAGCTGGTATGAGAACACCGTCAAAGGCCAGAAGAAACGCGTAGGTGCTGTAGTGGTGTGGAAGCTGTACAAGAACCACTTGAACAAAGCAATACCTAATAACAAAGAATTTACTTTACGAATTACCTCCGATGGTATAGAATGTGAGGAATGAAAAGACCTATTTTTGTCGCTATCTCCGACGTTCATTTCACTCTTAACACCCTTTCTTTAGCAACGGAGGCATTCAAAAGCGCAATCGATAAGGCAGCGGAACTCAATGTTCCCCTTATCGATTGCGGAGACTTGACGAATGACAAAGCTATACTTCGCGCAGAAGTAGTCAATCGCCTCCTTGAACTACACGATTACGCCGACTCCAAAAAAGTCGATATTTTTTACCTTATCGGTAACCATTCTCTTCTGAACGAAAAAGTACCCGGTGTACATTCGCTTAAATTCCTGCCTACAACGATTGAAACACCAATGGTGGGCAAATTTAAAAACACCCTTGTTCAGTTTATCCCATATCAATCCGACGCGCAGGTGATTAAAGACCTGCTCCCAAACATTCCAAAAAATGCACTTATTGTAATGCACCAAGGCGTCAAGGGAGCGTTCATGGGCG